ATGAGGGTGGGGGGCCTAAATTGCGAACCCCCCTCCCCCGGTGTCGACGAAGAAATTTTATTTTTCAATCATCGATTTCAAAAGTTTGATAGAAATTTGTCACATCAAACTTGAGAATTCGATCAATTGCATTTTCAATTTCTTCGATTTCAAGTTCTTCACTTAACGAATCGCTTGACACACACAGCCTAGCCACCAGGCCACAGGTACCGTAGCCGTGAGCCGTGTCGAAAGCAAACCATTCGTCCCATGAAGTTCTTGGATCGTAAGGATTGTCCACTGTGGACAGCATCCTAGCCATAGTAGACCTCCTCAGAGAGGCCCTGTGAGAGGGTGTGTACCATGGTGTGGTCAGCCCTCCTCTAGAGCACGGTGTACAGATGTGGTAGAAATTCCCAAAGCTTCAGCAATCTCAGCAGCAGTCTTACCCCTGCTACTCATAGCCTTGGCTCTGGCCACCATGCTGGATGACACCTTAGGCTGGGACCTAGGTGTAGCCAGTTCCCTAACTACTGATTCATCAGCAAGTTCAAGAACCTTGTTGAGAGCAGCCTGTGAGACAGCACCTTCCTGGATAGCCTGCCACTCCTTAGGAGTGATAGAGAAAGGCTTCTTACCAGCCCCCGTTCTTGAACGGGCCTCGGCTAAAGCCTGACGGCGTGCTTTCTGAAGGCGCTCTTTATCAGTGGCAAGAGTTGGATCAGCTTGCTTCTTAGCCCTGATGACCGCGTCTGCTAGGACCTGTGCCTGGCGTTCGCGGGGTTTATTCCGGAGGGCCTCGTTAACTTTGGCCTTGAGGGATTTAACCTCAGGGGCATAGGTCTTTGCGGCCTGGGGGTTCTTTCGAACAGAGGGGATAGCAAGCGTAGCCTTACGGGCTTCGTTAGCCATAGCCTTCAGTTCGTTAGAGTGATTGGCATAGACCGTTTCGATAGCACTCCCGTTCTTGGACACGAGGGAGTATGCATCATGGGTCTCGGCCAACTTAGTAGACTTCTCAGTACGAAGCACAGTCTTACCATGCTTGTCTACATAAGTAGCCCCCGTCTCTTCATAGACCTTGCGTCCTGTCCGCTTATCAATAGGCCCACCCTTTGAAGCGGACCGGGCTTTTCTTTCAGCAACCCGCTTCTCAGATGAAGCACGACTGATCAGAGTGGAAGCCCCAGCATTTGCTTTGCCCTGGTATTTCTTCTTGAGGGCGGCAATGCCGTTATCGATCTCGGACTGCTTATAGTTGAGCTTGTGCTTCTCGGCATCAATCACAACCATGGAGTGTCGAACTGCCCGGGCAATCTCAGCCTGATTAGCACCACCGATAGTCATGTCGGTGATCAGGTTTGAAACCTCACCCATCTTCATCTGCTTCTGCTTAGAAGTCATGGGCTTCATACCAGGGTATGCCGGGTACATAGCCTTGGGGTCGAAGTCCTTCAGGCCCTTAAGAGCCGGTGAGGTCTTGACCTTCCCGCTATTGTTCGGAATACACAGAACAGAGTCACCATCGAAGTCAGCACCTGACAGCCTTTCCGCAACCTTGGGGTGAATCCCGATTGCATCCTTAACCTTAGTCCCTATTGCTTTTCTGGCATGGGGGTTTTTATTGTTGACTGTCAGTTCAGGGATCTCGAATCGTCCACCGTGAGGGTGACGAACAAGAACAACCTTCTCCCCATGTTTGAAGTTGGGGGCGTAAACCTCCGTGGTCTTCATCTTTGGGACTGGCAGGATTACCTGGCTGGCCTGTCGAGGAAGAGCAGCGGCCTTCAGATCCACAGCATCAGAGTCCACTGAGTCTGCGAAAGACTGCAGTAGCTTCTTCTTGACGGATGGATTTGTGAGGGCCATGATCTCTTCGAACTCAGCACGGCGCTTATCTCGTACCTTCTGAAGCTGCTGCTTAGCAAGAGAGACGGGCTGCTTCGAGAGGAACTGGGAGCTCAAGGTCTTCGACCAATCACCCCAAGTACCCTCATCGTTGACGATGTTCATCGCAGAGAGCTTCTTCCGACCGTTCGAGTCGGTGTAGTGAAGCTGCTTGCGGATTACCGAACCGAAGGGATTCGACGGGTCACCAGTCTGCTTCTTGAGGGCATCCAGCTTGTTCCCGGTGGGGTTCTTGTTTGTGTTGAACCGGAGATCATATCCCTTAGGAATGTCATCCGAGTACATTGCCATGCCCTTGAGGTAGTGCGTGCCATCAACACTGATTCGAACCTGAGCATAGTTTGAGCCACCGAGGGAGAGGTCTTTGACTCCACGTCGAACCTCAATAACGCCGTCCATATCGGTACCACCCTCGTTCCCATAGCGAACTTTGAGCCGCTTGCTGGAAACTGCAGTGGGCTTCTCGATACCGTACACGGTACGACCCCGGTCCTCAATATTGACACCGGGGGCTTTAATATCGCCCCGCTTAGCCAGAACCGTCTTGTAGTCCATGCCCGGAGGCACCAGGACCTTCATTTCGGTGAACTTACCGGTCGTCTGCTGCTGGACCTTCACCTTGTGGACGTGATAGCCCTCAGCCTCAAGCATAGCAGTGGCGGTCTTCATTTTGGTGCTTGTAACACTCATGTTGACCTCAACCTAACGTCCGACGTCAAGTAGACCGTCCTTACCGACCTGCTTCTTGAGCTCCTTGGCAAGCGCCTCAGTGCTCCCCGCCCTTTCTTTAAGGGTGGGGTCTAAAAGAGCTCGAACAGAGGACTCGTTGATGCCCATACGGCGACCAATGGCCGTGTTGGACATCCCCTTCTCCTTTAGACGGGCCACCATCGCAACGTCAGCCTTACGCTTTTCGTTCTTAGCGATGGATCGCTGTGCTCGGAGCTGGGTGGTGGTCATTCCAAGACCCTTGGCAATCTCAGTCTCAGTGAGACCCTTAGCCTTGAGGTCCTTGATGGTTGAGAGTAGGTCACCAGAGTGCTGGTGCGGGTCCTGTCCAGAACCCCAAGGATAGCGCCCGGAACGGCGCTTAACACCATAGTGGGCGAGATCCATTAGGCCTCCTCTTCCTTGATCTTCTCGATCAGCTTGTCGAACTGTATGATGGTGTCCATGATTCTGGCAATGTCTTCGCCCTCTGGGTTGGCTACCTGAATGTCGTCATTCTGGTAGATTCGGAGCTCGTAGTTGATGGCTCCAGGACGCTCATCATACTCGAGGCAGAAGAGCGCGGCATAGATCATGAGCTGATCGACCTTAGCGGGGTGGACCCCCGTCTTTAGATCGTGGATGCGTAACAATCCCTTGTCGAAGGAAATAGCATCCGCAGTACCGAAGCAGTTGACCGAGTAGAACAGAACCTGTTCTGGGGTCATCCGAAAGCCGATGGCGTCGTTCACATAGTTGTTGAACGTCACCTTGTTTCGAGGCATGCGCATCTTCAACCGAATATGCTCAGCGGCGAGCTCGTGAAGACGGGTACCCTTTGCGGCAGCCTGGGCAGTTCGGAAGGTCTCGATCAGTTTGTCGGGAGAGTAGTTGAGCCAGTGATACTTGCTGGCGGAAAGGAATGCGTGAGCTCCATTAAGCTGTGAGTGATTGTTGAACTTCACTGAGGATCTCGCTCTCGTTCTCAGGGTAGATGAATGCTGCGTACGACATAGCGTACATGGTCCGAACGTAGTGTGCCTGGTTCGGACGGACTGACGCCGTAGCGCCACGCTTCACCTCAAGGGCCGCCCAATGATTCTTGTAGAGAAGAATCAGATCGGGTATGCCTTGGATGTAGTTGGGGTCATTTTTCAGAATGATGATCCCCGGTAGCATCTTGTTCAGCTTCTTGATGAGCTGCGCTTGGAATTGTGACTCACGCATGGTGTGCTCCTCTGGGTAAGCCTATAAGAAGGGATAGGCTTGTTTCTATCCTTCTTATCATTATATGCGTAGTTTGCGACAGGGGGTGTCACACGTATTGTATAGGGTGTATCCTTGGGTTTGGTGTGGCTTTGTTACAGATGTGACTAATGTGAAAATTTGATCGATAAACATCATAAAACATCATCAAACAGTACTACTCAAGGGTATGGTCATAAAAACCCGAAAAAGCCCTATACTCCCTATAATATTAAATTTTTATTTTATCAATCAAATAGGGTTGTTATATAAAAATGGTCCAACTATGACCTTTCGTTGCAATTCCAAGGAAAATTTACACCACCTAAGTGGCCCACTGGACCATCATTTTTGGCCCAGCACCACTCTAAGTCCCATTAGTCACATCAGTAACACAAAAAAAGTGGCCCACCTGGGGGCGGCAGGAGGGGGGGGCCCCGGCCGAATTCCCCGTGCGCACGCTGGACCACGCCCTGCACTCGGGGATGTACGGCGGGCCGGTCCTCGACGCCGTCACG